ATGAGCCTCCCCCGCGCTCAGTATACACCGCAATCATAAGGGGCCTCGTGGCCTCGAATGGCTTCCTAGTCATAACAGGGACTCTCCTGAAGGAGACCTGGCTCTACGATGAGCAAGAGCACGGGCATGTCAGAATCTACGAGGGCTCTATCCATGACAACCGATGGCTTAACGATGCCGCGCGCGCTGACTTCCTCGCCTCCCTCACCGACGACGAGCGCGAGACCCGCGAAGCCGGAAAGCCCGCCAATCTCGTCGGAGTCATCTACAAACAGTTCCAAGCCGCCCCTCCCTATATCATCCCCCACGAACCCCCGCGCCACGACTGGCCTATTGTCATGGGTGTGGACCCTCATGAGCGCCGCCCTAACTACGTCCTTTATGGGTACGTCACGCCCTCTGATCGGCTCGTGATCTTTGACTACGCCCTCCCTCGTGGCTCCGTCTCTCAGATCGAGGAGTGGCTCCGCCAAGTCGAACAACGCTTCCCCTCTAGGCCAGTCGTCACCTTGATGGACCCCAACCGCGGGCGCTCCCCCCATATGCGCCTCCAGATGACCGATATCTCCTCGTGGCAGGACGCCTACGAGTCGATGGGTTATAACGTGGTACTGGGAGAGGACAACATCCACTACGGCCACGCGGCCGTCCACCGTGCCCTTCAGGTCCAATACAACGACGACAACACCCTACTCGTCCCCCCTGGCTTAGTCTTTACTGATAACTGCCTTGGGAAGGGTGGTCCTGTCTTCCAGATGCAGCGCTACTCCTGGGAGGACTGGGCTCACCGGCGCATCGAGCGAGACGTCAAAGAGAAACCGAAAGACCTTCACAAAGACTTCCCCGATATCATTCGCTATATGTTAATGGCAGAGCTTCGGTTTGATGCTCTGAGGCACGGACACGAAGTCCTTGACAGAGCTCCAGGAGGCTGGCGTGAAAGAGAACTTAGGGCGTATTAGTAGTGAGGGTGGGACGATTGTGGTGGGGGATGATGAGACCGTCGCTGAGAGCTACGTGAGGGACGCTGCCACGATTGAGCTGCTCGCGGGGCGGGACAACGTCTACCCCCTGATGCTGAGGCTTTGGACAGGGCCGGACGTCCGAATCCTACGCCTCACTCGGAAGGAGCTGGGGCTGCTCAGGCAGTTCTGGAATACCGTCCTAGAACCCAACCTAGACCGATTTGAAGAGGAGGAGAGCAATGCCCAAGACCGACAAACCGAAGCCCACCCCGCGTAAGGGTGGTAAGAAGGGGTGCTGAGATGAAGACCTGGACGAAGTTATTGGTAGCGGTCGTGTTAGTGGGGAGTGCGATTGAAGCGCGCGCGCAAACGGCGACACCTACCGAAACTCCGACAATCACTACCTCGCCAACCCGAACCCACACCTCGACGCGGACTCCCACGTCTACGATTACCCGAACTCCGACGTTGACGCGTACGCGAACCCCCACCTCCCAAGGTGGCCTCCACACCGACCTTAACTTCCTCCAAATGAACGACTACGCTGACCGTCCTTTCGGTGGCGCTCCTCTCGAAGGGAAGTGTAAGATCTGGGTCGAAGACGGCGCCATCACGTACATGTGCTCTGATGGCGTGAGCAGGTCGATTCCGACCCCGGCTTCCTAAAGGCTTCTAAGGTGAACGGCGCTCTCCCACCCCAACTCGCACCGCCGCCGGTGGCCCCTTCCCCAATTGAGGAGGAGGCTCAAATGCGCCTTCTCGAGTCTCTGAGGGCGAAGGGTCTCCGGCGGAAGTCGCGAGCGGTTAACCTCTCACCGGAGTACCTCCAACAGCTTGGTCAAAGGGTGGTGAGAGGGTTCGAGGACGCCTCAGGTACGTCGACAAGGTTTCGGGAACGCCACGTCCTCTACACCAAGAACTGGCGAGGGGTTCCAGAGCCTAAGAAAGACTTCCCCTTCAAGGGCGCGGCGAACGTCCGGGTGGCCTTCACGTCGAGTCTTACCGAGCAACACAAGGCGCGTTACCACAGGGCCATCCTAGGTGAGCCAGGCGCCACGATCGCGTTGTTTACGCCGGTCGGCTCCTCCATGAAGGACGAAGATCTCGACGATCTTAATAAATGGTTCTCGTGGGAGCTTCAAGAGGTAGTAGGCATAAGGGAGGCGTTCGGGGCGCTGGCGCATTACTTCCTCCTGGATGGGTTCGCGCTGTGCGCGCCTTATTGGTCGGTTGAGACCCAGACAGTTACCTCCACCCACACCTACGAACTCGAGGACGAGACGCCAATCATGGACCAGATGACGGGCGCCCTCGCGTCGCTGTTTGATGGTCAGCAGTTCGAGCCCATCAAGGCTAAGACTCCCACGAGCTTCGTCGTGCGTTATAGGACTCACGACGGGGAGGAGTGGAAAGAAGCCCCGGTTGATTTCTACCTCGAGGAGGAGTTCCTCGCAGCCGATGTTACCAAGGAGGAGGTCGTCTTCGACGGGGTTAAGTTGGACATTCCCGATACGGAGGATACGGTTGTCCTTAACGTCGCGGCGAAGCCGAAGGACCTGCCGTTCTTGGGGCATCGCTCTTGGATAACCCTCCGGACCTTCGAGAAGAACCGCGCGCTTGGAAAGTATATCCCTCTCGCGAAGGAGGACGTCGACTCCATACACGCCTCCGCACAAGGCAAGACCCCTCAGATCATCCCACAGGATATCACCGAGGAGCTCGACAAGGTCGAAGGCGCGGACTCTACCGATATGGCCTCGGGCGGGTTCGTGACTGGTGACCCAGACCGCCGCTACATTGAGCAGTATCGGTGGGAGGGGCTGATCGAGGAAGGTCCTAAGACCATTCGCGCTATCGTCTGGGTTTGTGCCAAGACGGAGAAGGTCTTCAGAGTTACGCGGTTGGAGGACGTAGCGCCGGGCGCTGAGAGCTCGGTGGTAAAGTTCGAGTGGCTCCCGGTCCCCAAGCGGTGGTATCCGATCGGGTTTGTGGAGTGGGTTCAACACGTCCAAGCCGAGCTGGACGGGATTCACAACCAGAGACTCGACGCCGGCCTCATCTCGATGGTCCCCTTCGGGTTCTACGAGCCCACGGCGGGGTTCTCGAAGGAGATCTTGAGTCTGGAGATCGGGAAGCTCTACCCTGTCAGGAACGCCCAAGGGGTGAACTTCCCTCGAATGAACTGGAGCCCTCAGTGGTCCTTCCAAGAGGAGGCAGGAGTTTGGCAGTATGGATATCAACAAGCCGGCCTTAACGAACCTTCCGCTGGAAGTTTTGTCTCCAAGCGCCAGAGCGCTTCAGAATTCCTTGGAACAAGCGGGGCTGTTGACCTCCGAACCGATTATATCGTTGAGGGCATTGCTCGCAGTTTTAGGGATCTCCTCTATCGGATTTTCAGTCTTTACAAGCGAAACGCTCGTCCCGGGAGAATCTTTCAAGTTACCACGATTGACGGCGAGCGGCGCTTCAGAAGCCTAGACCCTAACTTGCTGAAGACGAAGATGCAGATTAGCCTCACGGCGGACACCCAACGGCTCTCTCAACAACTCCAGCGAGACATCTCGGTTAACATGTTGTCGCTTCTCATGAATCCGATATTGTTCCAGCTCGGGGTGGTGAAGCCGGACACTGTTTACAGGGCGCTGGAGAAAGTGGCAGCCTCGATGGGGTATACAGGGGTGCCGCTTTACAAGCCTGACGTGCCGCCGATGAGCGACCCTCCCCACATCGAGAACCAGAAGATCGCACATGGGGAAGCGGTCGCACCCTCACCTATGGAGGCTTTTGGGGAGCACCTCTCAGTCCACATGAGCCTTCTGAGTGACCCGCGCGTGGCCGACCTCCTCAGCCCCGAGGCTATCGAGGCCCTTCAAGCGCACGTTCGCGCTACAACCCAAATGCAACAACAGGTCATGATGATTCGAGCTTCGCAGGCGGGGATGGCAGGAGATATGCAGTCCCAAATGTCGTCGATGGGTATCCGACCGGGCCTGGCTGGCCAGTCGCAACCGGGCGCGCAGGCCTCAGCAGGGACGCGGGAGGAGGGAGTCGAGCCTGAAAGAGAGCCGTCAGATGTTCAAACGAGACGTCCTCCTAGGGGTGGAGGAGTATCAGCAAGTGGAGGCGAGGCTCCTGTCTAAAAGACAAGGGCTTCTCGAAGCTGCAATGTATTCGAAGTCGATTACGGAGCTGGCGTATGTAAGAGGGGGGTTTGATATGCTCGAAGAAGTGTTGAAGATGCCTCAAACCCTTCAGGACGAGGCCGACTCACCGGAGCCCCCGACCGAGTTGGTTGGGCGGCAACCCGCGCGGTCTCCCGAGTACGACCCCGATCTCTAGGTCACCAACCCATAACCCTAACCCTTAAAGGAGATTCCTTATGAGTAGCGCCGTCGCAACACCGCCCGAAGGGGCGGAGATTCTCGATAGGCTCGAAAGCGAAGGTGGAGTGCCCGCTGCGGCGGACCCTGCAAAGGCGGCTGACGGC